GAAGCCCTTGCTCGCCAAAAGAAAAAAGAATTGCACCGCACGACATAGCTTTTCCCTCTACTATCGTAGCGACCGGGAGTTCTGCATGTTTTATCGCAGAGATCATAGCCATTAAGCTGTATACTTGTCCCCCATACGAGTCAATGATTACGGGGATAACTTTTTGTCCTGTATTGTGAGCTGTTCCCATTTCAAGCATAAACTTCTTCGCCGAATCTTCGTCAAACTTATTTACCCTAATAATCACAGGCGGCTTTCTCAGCTCAACCTCTTTTAACTTGGGATCTAATTCAGATGTCCAGTGCATTTTTTCTCCTGTAGATTATCCACATTTCGCCATTCCGCAGTTCACACAAGTTGCGCAACCTTCCTGATATATGATATTCGGATTGTCGCAACATGCTGTATCGAAAACTCCGTTGCTCGCTTTTGTTCCATCAGCTATATACTTCTTGAGACAACGAGCTGTTACTTTTGCAAAACTAAATAGGTCGGCATCTTTATCTTTTTGTAATTGCTCGACCATATATTGAACGGGAACTCCATGTCGAAGCGCCAACGAAATTGTTCTAGTGAATGCAGAATGATTTGGGTTATCAAAAACTTTCACGATATCCTTGATCACAAATTCGTCTCCATTGGTACCAACAATAAGATCATATTTAGAAGGAACAGACTTTCGAGATCGACGCCTTATCATACCAGACTGGTGCTTTCGTGGAATTTCTACATACTCAGACAATCCCCCAATAACCTCATAAGGCTTTCCGTCCATCAGACCTACTAGAATTGTCCAGGCTTCGCCCTTGATGTTCGCCTGATGAATATCACACTCCATAACTTCTGGACGACGCGGAGCTGACCTTGTAATAATCTCACCAGATTCTCGAGGGTTTGCTTCTTTCTTATTAGAAACCAGAACTCCTGTTCTGCTTCCATCTCGATAAACAGTAATTCCCTTACAACCCAATTCCCAGCCTGTCATATAAACTTGCTTTACTGTCTCAACATCAATATCTGAAGGAAGGTTGGTCGTATTTGATATTGCGTGGCACACCCATTCTTGCGCCGCTGCTTGCATCTTCACTTTTGCGACCCAATCGATCTCCTTAGCAGTGGAATATTTATACGGACTTAATTCAACCATCTCGTCGATGGGATTAGTATTTTGAAATATCGATTGCTCGATCCACTTTCTAAAACCATGGTGATAGACTGTATATTCCTGCCATCGATCGCCACTCTCGTCAACAAAGTCTACCCTAGCATCTTCATCCTGACCCGTTAATTTTTTTCTACGAGTATAGTGGAGCATAAATGCGGGCTCAATACCAGATGTGGTCTGGGTCAATACTGACACGGACCCAGCTGGGGCAGTCGTCGTTAATGCAATGTTTCTACGACCGTACTTTTTATTCATGCTCTTCAACTCTGGATCTTCACTCCATATCCGCTCCAGAAACGGGTGATCTTTTTCTTTTGAAGCGTCAAAAATTTCAAAAGCACCACGCTCTTTCGCCATTACGATTGAAGACCGATAAGCGTTTAACGCAAGAGCCCTGTATATCTTCCCTGTTAATTCAACACTCGCATCAGAACCATACTGAATATTCAACATTGCAAGAGCGTCGCCAAGTCCTGTTATTCCAAGACCAGTTCTACGCCCAAGAAGTGCTTGTTGTTTTATTTTCGTCCATAACCCAAGCTCGATCGCCTTTGTGGAGGTAGACTCAGGATCTGTCTCAATTTTAGAAATAATCTTGTCTACTTGCTCAATCTCAAGATCAATCATATTGTCCATAAGGCGCTGCGCTTTCTGCGTCATCTCACCAAATTTCTTAAAATTAAATTTGCCCTTTTTCCAAGGTGACTTAACGAAACTCGTAAGATTAAGAAGCATAAGCCTGCAGCTATCGTACGGTGAAAGAATAATTTCCCCGCAAGGGTTAGTTGAAACAGATCCAAAGCCGTCGCTTGAATAAGCATCCGTTGGTGTATATTTCTTTGCTGTATCCCAAAATAACACGCCTGGCTCAGCTGCTGCATGCGCTCCCTCGATAATCTCGTGCCAAATATCTGAAGCAGAAACGCGTTCACTAATCGCCGGGTCGCTGGAGTCAACTGGCCAGCGCAGCTCGACATCTTCATCCTCACGAACTGCATTCATAAATTCATCAGAAACCCTAACAGAAATATTGGCCCCTGTTACTCTTGCAAGATTCTGTTTAATCTTAATAAAATCTCTAATCTGCGGATGATGGATGGATATCGTTAACATCAGGGCTCCCCGGCGGCCGCCCTGAGCTACTTCTCTACATGAATTAGAGAACCTATCCATAAACACTTCGATACCGTCTGTCGTACGAGCAGCGTTCGCGGTGGAAAGACCCTTCGGGCGGATAGTACTTAAGTCAAATCCGACGCCGCCGCGGCGCTTGGCGATCTGCACAAGCTCTTGGTCGGCTTTCAAGATCCCACCGTAACTATCCTCCGGTGCCGGAATAACAAAACAGTTCGAAAGACTTTGCACTCTCTCTTTATTACCGATTCCAGACATAGGAGACCCTTGAGGGACTACGTACTTAAAGCGATCAAGCATCTCAAAGATTTCATCATATGACATTGGATTGGGATACTTTTGCTCTATGCGGTAGAGCTCAGATGCGATTCTTTCGTGCATTTCACTTGGCGATTTTTCTAGATAATTGCCGTGCTTATCAGTTAAAAGATATTTCGTCGTCACCACGTTAGCAGCTAATTCATCACCCGAAAAATATTCTAGTGATGCGTTATATGCATCCTGATAATCATACTTCATCCGATCCCCAATTCTTAAGCTTATACGCTTCTTAATTCATTCCACTTTTTTCTTATCAACGCTTTTGTCTCTTTCTCTTCATCTTCTAAAGCCTCTGACAAAGTCGACATATCTTCATCTAACACCTTAATAGTAGAACATGCGGTGTCGATGTGAATAGGAAAAACGATACCATCCTTGCCAGCCCTGTTTTTTGCGATGTAAAGTCTACCTGCACCGGTAGCTTTTTCTGTAGCTTTTCTAGATATCGAAACAACAAGGTCAGCGACCATCGCCTTTCCATACGCCTCTGACATATTCTCTAGACCAACGATATCCGAATTCGCAGAATCTCTATTGGCTTGAGAAGCTGTCCAAATTGGAATTCGAATCTCCATCGCAAGATTTCTTAGCTCTTCATAGATCAACTTTAATTCATGACGTAAAGAATCATATGACCTTGTTGAGCGCATAATGTCTGCATAATCGATGATCAACACGCTCGGCTTAAATCCTCTTAAAGCTAATTTCTCGATGTGGTTTCTAAGCGTCGTAACAGACGGATATCCTGTAGGATATTCTTTGATAATCAACCTACCAAGATCAGAATTTCCTTCATAAAATTTCTTTACCTGTTCCTTATTACTCACGACGTCAGACGAAGAAATCCCGCACAGATTTGAATCATATCTAATTCCCACAGCTTGTTCTGTTAATTCAAATGTATAATGCAAGACGTTCTTTCCTCGTCGCATCGCATTCGCACCCATCTGAACTAAATAATGGGATTTACCGACACCGGTATTCGCGGTGACGACACCAATCTCTCCCCTGCCCAATCCACCAGCTAAAACATCTTTTGCATCCAGCTCTGGTATTCCAGTAGGGCAAACGCAACGATTTGCGACGACAAAGCGCGCCTCCATGTCTTCAAAGAAATCATGACCAACAGTGTTTGAAAGCCCGATTGAAACAGCGTTTTTCATAAGAGAAATAACCGATTCGAAATTATCACCCGCTATTAATTCTACAGACTTTTCTAATGCTTCTTTAAAAGCCTGCCTCTTACAAAAGTCTAAAGACTTCTCTTTAACATACGCAATATCACCGGGGTGGGGATTCTCTTTTGCTCGAATAAGATAGCTTACGATCTGATCACGCAATAAAACATCTCCATCTTCGCTTAAAGAATCTTTGATAATGCTGATCAGCAAACCCTGCGTAGGGAAACATCGATATTCTAAAAAATACTTGAAATATTTCTCGCATAGATACTCAAGATATCGCAACTCAAAAAAATCAGGCCTCATCACCTCGACCATTTGAGCGGCCCATTGATGATCAGTTAAAAGTCCTTGTAAGATTTTCTCTTGAAAAGACTTGTTATATTGTCGAAATTGCCCTCCCGGGATTTCGTTTAGTATGTCGTGGCTAAGAGCGCCCATTCTCACCTCATCCTAATGCTCGTAGTGTCATGAACAATTTATCATAATCAAAATTGCGAATTCCAAGTTTCATCAAAGACCGAATAAATCCTAGTTTGTCTCTCTTTGTATCTTCCAGTTCTAGCGCGCCATCGATTTTCTGGACCTGGGTTCCAGATAAGTTTCCGTGTCCTAGATACATAAGCTTCCAATTTCTGCGAATCGTGACTTCGTGATTGATGATGCTATCATAAAGCTTCAAACTCTTTTGTTTTCGAAGTTTTCTACATTTTGTAAGTATGTCGTCGACAGCCAGACTTTCTGGTTCTTTCAGGGTACCGAAGCGCTTTGCAAGACTCTTAAACCCAGCGCCAGGGACACCTTTTAGCCCGTCTGATCCGTCACCAACAAAGCATCTGGCTAAACAAAAATTTTTGGGATGAATGTTAAACTCATCGACAACTTTTGTAGCAGTCCACTCCCTTTTGCTACCGGGGGACCACACCGAAATTCGATCATCGATCAATTGGTAAAAATCTTTGTCTGTGGAAATTATAACACATCTCTCATCGCTGAAGTTAACGCTAACAAGTCTCGCTATAACATCATCAGCTTCACAATCTGATATATAAATTTGCGGAACACTTGCTTTCCTCAATAGGCTCACGAGCTGGGCTACTTGCTCGTTTCTATTTGAAACAGTGTTTGGTAAATCATCACCGGAATAAAATCGGTTTAGTTTCTCAGGACGTCTACCTGCCTTATACGTCGGGTCAATCGATCGCCTCCGAGGAGAGCCGCCACCCTCCCAAACAACAACGATATCCTGTGGTGTATACCTCTCAGAAAGTAACTGTAGACCTTTCAAGAATCCAACAATTCCTCCCACAGCATTTCCATTTTCCCCCATTGAAGGATTTGCGGCAAAGTGTCTATAGAAGCAATTCAGTCCATCGATTATTAGAACGGGCTTAACTGGCATCATTCATTTAGATCAGGCAGATCATCAAGGTTAATTTCCATTGCAGCTGCTCGCACCTCTTCGTAAGACTCAGTGTCAAGCGTCGCATGCTCATCATCAGACATTTTTCTAATCATACACGCGCTAAGAAGAGAATCGATATAACGTCTATATGCAGTGTCTTTCCACACACCACCAAAATCAGCCTTGTAGAATTTCTTTTCTATCTCTATTTCACCAGTCTTTGTGTCGGTCACTGTTAGATTCTTCCACGCGCTGGTTCCCTTTACACAAATTTCTTTTCCATCGATAATTTCAGGACCGTGTTTTCTTAGCTCGTCAAATACTTGCTCATGTTCCACAATCCCTTTGCCGAAGTGTATCTCGAAATTACACTCTCTGAAGGGCGGCGCAACCTTATTCTTAATAGTCTTAGCACGAACGTGAATGCCAATAACCTCTTTATTTTTATTGGTGATCTGCTGTCCTGCTCCCAGCTTGATTCGTACTGATGAATGGAAAGGTATCGCCTTACCACCGGGGGTTGTAGTGGGGTCACCGTACATGACTCCGATCTTTGTTCGAATTTGGTTTAGACAAATGAATAGCACGTTCTGGTTCGCAATAACCCCCGTAATTTTTCGCATTCCCTTAGAAATAGCTCTAGCCTGTAGGCCTATAGAATTTTGTTCATAAGTTCCATCTAGCTCAGCCTTTGGAGATGAAGCCGCAACAGAATCCCAAATAATCGTAACGGGAACGTCTTTATCCATCGCTTTTGCTTTTAGTATCGTTGATTCCGCGATGCCTAAAACCTCTTCTGTGCAGTGCGTGTCGACATACACAAAACGCTTTGTGATGTCAACCCCAAGCAACCCAAGATTTTCAACAGACGTTGCATTTTCAGTATCGATGTAAACAACAATACCGCCCAACTGTTGGGTTGAGCGAGCTATCTGAATTGCAATATGAGATTTTCCTATTGAAGGAGGACCGAATATCTCTATGATTCTTCCTTCTGGTAAGCCGCCATCACTGCGATTTGCGATGATGTAATCAAGCTGTTCTGAGCCAGTGCTAATCCATCGATTAACAT